ACATATAATACAAATAATATTAAAATTGATCCCAAAGCGGAATCCGCTGCTGCGAAAAATACGAATGCAAGTGCATCTATGAATGCAAATACAAATACGAATACAAAAAATCAAGCGAATAAGGTTGTAAAAGAAAAGGCAAATAGGTATTCGTATGAAGGTAAGTTGATTAATTTTAATTTTTTAAAAAAGGTGGACAGAAAGGTTGTAGATAAAAATTATGGTATGAGTTTTGCCGAGTTTAAGAAGGCGCAGAAGGAACAGGAAAATAAAAGCTCGTGATAATATAAGTATGTTATTGGCTAGAAAGAGAAAATACTCACGAAAAAATAAAAAAGGAGGTGCAACGCCTCCACCTTTACCAGCACCAGTGCTAGCAGCGCCAATGCTAGCATCAGCACCTGTACACGGAGGCATATGGGATATAATTACACCTATCACCAATTTAGTCACAAATGCAGCAATAAAAGGAACAACAACCCTAACAAAAATGGCAGCAGATACCATAGGCGTAGATACAACCAAAAATGATTTACCCGGAGCATTACACCAAGTTACTGAAGTAATAAACAATCCAGAAACACAAGATGAGATAAAAAAGGCTGCTAAAACATTGGCTACTGATGCATCTATTTTTGTAGAAGAATTGAAACCATCATTAGATGAAATGGGAGAAAATGTGATCACCCTAGCAAAAAAAGAAGGAAATGCTGGAATTAGCGCCATAAAGGATGTAACAGAAGGAATTCCTGGTGTTAATACATTTTATGTATTAAATGATGTAGTAAAAGCTGCTGAAGCAGGTATAGATGCCGCTGTAAAAACATCGGAAATTATGTCAGATACTATCACAAATACAGAGAATAAAATAGAGGAGATGAAAAAAATGGGCAAGACAAATTTGTCATCATTGACAAATGCTACAGACAACATGAAAAAAATAGGAGAATCGAATTTAAATACGCTTCAAAAACAAGGGTTAGACGCACAAAAACGGATCGAATCAAGTACAAATGCACTAACAAATACAGATGCTTTAAAAAATGCACAATTACAAAAACTAAATAACATGAAAGATCGCATATTAAAAAATCAAGCAATTGATAAACCTGTAGTGACTAAAATGGCAGCAGCTGGTGGAAGCAGAAAATATAAAAATAAAAAGTTTTTACGTATATCTAAAACTAGAAAATCGAAAATGTCTTCAAAAACAAAGAGAAATAAACGTGTGCGTTTTTCCATGTAATGCTCGCCATAGCCACTATTGGAGGAAAACGTAGACACTGCGCAAGTGGCGTAGCGAGTCGAAGTTTTTCGATTATATTCCGAAGGCGCTAGCCGAAGGAATACAATTATATTCTTTCGAATTTAGGAAATTTTATAATATATTTATAATATATTATGAATGATAGTGACTTAAGTTATGAATTAAAACGAAACATAAGTAATGCTTTTGCAAGCGTCAATAGTACTATAAGCTCTTTAAGGGTGCCTGATACCAAAAATAATCCAGAATTACAATCAGAATTACAATCAGAATTATTAACAAATTTTAAATTTTTAAGAAATATGGTGATCACTTTGAATACAGATGGTCCAAAGGTCAGGGCTGTCAGGGACGAGCAAGGATTATATATAACAAATTTTTTAAACGAAAAATGTAGAATAATTAATGATGAAAATTTAATACCAAAAAACCAACAATATTTATCAATACTACATGGAATATGTCCTAATATCAATGCATTTGTGCACCCTACATATGGCGGTTCTAAAAGATCTAAGAGATCTAGAAGATCTAAGAGATCTAGAAAATCTAGAAAATCTAGAAAATCTAAGAGATCCAGAAAATCTAAAAGATCCAAGAAATAATGGAGGAATATCACTATTTTTTTAGCCATGCACGATAACCCGTACTCCTAGTTATGTTAAATGATGTACCTAAATGCCCTTTTGCAATCATATATGCCTTCCTCTCCGTGTCAGTCAACTGACCTAAATATCGAATAATTTTTTCCTGCACATCTTCTGAATAATGTTGGTTAGATTCAGGGGGAAAACTGAGACTGGTACTATTTGTGGATACTTCTGATATCATGCTAATGTATTGTTAATAATATCTAATTTGATATTATTAAATCAATTTTTTTTGAGGAAACTTAGACGAAGCGCTGCGAGTCGAAGTTTTCCGATTATATTCCGAAGGCGCAAGCCGACGGAATATGTATAATACAATCAATCACGACCACGACCTATCAACCAATATATGTGATAAATGCGATAATCTTTTTGTTGTCAAGCCGAACCTCACTTGTATTCATCATTTTTGTTAAACCAGTATCAATAGAGTATCCATTGGAGAGTAAAAAAGAAAACAAATTAGGAATTTCATCATCCCCCATCAACCCTCCAGTACCAGTACCAAAACCAACCCCACCATACATATACATTGACCCTATGGCAAGCACACAATTATGAGTCAATCTTCTACTAGAACTATTGTTACCAAATTGAAATGGAGACAAATATGGCATATTTATGCGTTGAACAAATGGTCCAAGAGGTCCTCTCGGTAATAAATTGATAGTAATAATATTTCGATAAGATTGATCATTTTGATTCGAAGTATCCCTGTATACTTGTGATGAAAGTACATAAGTAGTTGGATATTTTGCCATGATATATTTACATTTACAATATATTTTTGTAATACTAAAAAAATTGAAATAAAATGATCAAAGTAAAAGTATTACACCAACATCAATATATTATAGCGCCAGCTAAACAATCAAACAAACAAACAATCAAAAGAAAAATGACAAATGAATTAGAAACAAGAATCGGGAGAGAGGAGGAAGCCTCTAGGGGAGGTGACTGGGCCATTGCGCAGCGAGGCTTAGTCACAGACCAAGAATCCAGAGCGCTAGCGGGTGATTCTACAAAAATATGTCCAAACATTTATCGATACAAATTTACACAATCATTCATGGATGAACTATATCAATTTTCAAAAATCCATCAATACGACGATAGAAAGAGTTTCAAAGAAGCCTGGTTATTATGGGTAGAAACCAATTTAGATATGATTAATACCGAAATAGCCAGATTAACCGACCTAAAATATGACGGAGATATAGTAGATAAAATGTTCAAAAGTGCGCGATATTATTTCAGAAAAAAGAGCACTAAAAAAACGGAACCATGTATTAGGCGCAATTATGTGAGTGTGCAGAAGGAATTATTAGATGAAATGGACGGACATATTGCGGCTAATATTGTTAATGAAAATTACAAACCATCTGAGGGATTTTCAGAGTTTTGTAATAATAACGTAGATGCATTGAAGAAAGGAATTGCTCATTTGATGGAACAAGGAATGAAAGATTCACACGAAATCCAGGATAAGATTAAAAAGACGTACAAAAATAGATATTTCATATTTATCACAAACAAGTAGATAAATAGATAAACAAATATATCAGTATATCAATAGATCAATAGATGAAGTCTAAAATTCCATCCTATAAATCAACGTTTTATAAGTTCATCAAACCGGATGATAGAGAGGCTACAGAACCCATAAAGGATGTTTATGCGTATAAAAACGTTATAAAACCTCTATCTTTTTTTTCCATCAATGAAATATATGTGTCGAAATATATCACAAATATACCCAACTATTTTTTATATTTCATGCCCGTATTGAAGAGTACAACTATTACTACTACTCAAAAACCATCACTAGCGCAACAAGAACAAGAGCAAAAATTGCTTGTATACACACGTCACCTAGATAGTCACAATAATTTCTATCAAATGTTTAACAATATAGGTAAAAGTAGTAGTAATAGTAAAAAGGGCATTATGCGTATAATAGATAGTTATAAATATTTATTACACATCATAGAAATTCTGAATACTTATCAGATAGTTCATCTAAATATCATTCCAACCAACATCCTATTTAATTCGGATAACAACCCAATATTATCAAACTTTACTAACTCTTTTCACTTTCCAACTTTGAATGAAGAGAGAAAAAGTAATCTATTTAAATCATATATTCCTAAAACCCAAACCCAAAACCCAAACCCAACCAACATATTCTATACTCAGCCACTAGAAGTATATGTAATAAGTTTTTTGGAAAATCAAGAAAATAACAGCAGTTTATCATTGTCGAACATTGAATTGTTGTGTTCCAATTTTACGACCCTTTCATTTTCATCTCTAAGTATATTTTCAGAAACTTATATAAAGGAGTATAAAGAACATGCAGTTTTCTCTCTTCGATGTTATATTAATAAACCAAAAGAGTATGTCATAAACGATCTTCTGAACAATAGTAGTACTTGGAATAACTATAGTTTGAGTATGTTATATTTACACCTTCTGAACTTTCATTTTGTAGATACGAGGGAATGTGCAAGCAAATTGAACAACCAGTTTATTACTAGTTTCTCTCAACTATTGATGAATAATATTCATGCAAAAGTAGCTTATAGATGTTCTGCTAGTCAAACCTTGGAGTTATTCGAAGAGGTGTTATATGGCACAGCTTAGTATGGAGGAAAACGTAGGCTTGCTTGCAAGCCGATGTTTTCCGATTATATTCCGAAGGCGCCAGCCGAAGGAATACAACATAATATAGTATTTCAGCAACGCTATATTATATGATCATGATTTATTTTCGCCCCCTTTTTCTGGAGCCCTTTTTGCCTCCACGTGTGCACACCATTTTGCACTTCTTGGACTTCTTCGATTTTCTAGACTTCTTCGATTTTCTAGACTTTTTGGAAGGCGCAACAGCCTCTTCTACTGCCGCTTCCGCATCAACAACCTTTGTTGCTGTTTTCTTATATAATTTGGCAGCATCCTTCATGGCATCCTTAAATTTGTAATTAGGTTTTCCTGCAGCAATACCCTTTTTATAAGTATCACTAACTAGATCAGTCCACGCGGTCATCTTATATAGTTAAATGAGAAAATATATGAATACTAGATTATATTTCTAAACAACGCATAAGAAAAGTAAAAAAATTGAAGTAAATTTAAAAGGTTATAAAAATGTATAACACTATACAAATCAACTAAAATGATATTTACCCGATATTTATATTTACAAGACGAGGTTAAGATAGCATTGATGGTATCATTACTTAATAAAAGCAATGCAAGTATATTTTGGGCATATGAATTATACTATTCGGGATTTGAAAAGGAACTATTTGGGCTTTTATGGAAAATATATTATGCCTTTTACTACACATTAAACCCTGCATTTCAACAATATTTCATAAAAAAACACAAAGATTGGCTAAAGATGGGTGCATCCATAGAACGAGATAAAATTATATGTATCATAGTCAACAATTTATTGATTCGACCATTCAACTTAGACGTGTTTATGCTAAAGCAAACAACAAAAACGGAGAAATCAAACAAAACAACCACTTTAAAATTCCTTCAAATGTTACAAAAAAATGAATATGTTGATGTTGCTGAATATATACTACATCAATGTCCTGTGGATAAATTAGTAGATACTTTAAATAGTGTTGTTGAATATTTTATAAGCAAAAATATGTCCTTGGATAAAACCAAGATCATGAAGAATTACATATCTATAACAAGATTATCATTAGTAGATATACGAGTACTACTATTGTCAAATATAATGCACTATTACTCACTTGAAGCAGGGTTAACTATGGGTAAAAAATTGTATATAATAGTTGATCCTAGTGATATCGTAATGTATGAAACCATAACTACCACTGATAAGTTAGCTGCTCGTGACATTTTACCAATTGCGTGTATGTATAACATAGATGAACATCAGTGCTTGAGTTTATTCAATACAAATAGAAATAGTTCATTCCTAGAAATGTATTGGTATCATTGGGTGTATTATGCATCCTTCTCTCCTATTTGGCTAGATAGAATCACAAAACATAAGGGTGTATTGAATCATATAGACAAAAAGGTAGAATTCATAGATGATGACCATATGGAAGAATTTTATGATCAATTTGGATATGAACCAGATGAACAAAAGAGAGAAACACAAGAAAAAAACATTCAACCGATAAAAAATATAAGGACGTGGTCAAGTTTTTACGAGGAGTTCAAACACAATAGTCTGCTGCAAGCCGGAACCAGTAAGAAGTGTTGTGAATGTGTCTAGATAATTTTCGTTTTATACATGGAAACATCCACTTTACCAGCAACATCGGTTTTTGTAACATTTTCAAGTAAAGTATAAATTATTTCAAGGTCTTTTTCAGACGCATATCTAGAAAATTTTTTACATAAAACAGCACCCTGTGTAACGATATATTTTACATTTTTTTTATTTGTACCATCTGGTATTACTGCTACCACATGACAAGAAGATCGTCCGCCTCCAACATGAAACCATAAACTCCTTCGTTTACCTTCGGTAACTACGGAGTTCAATCGCTCACCACACTTCGTAGTGGCTCGCAGCAAATTGTCAGCAGAACCATTATCTATAATTGCATCATTATCCGCTGCATTTTCACCGACATTAAATTCAACCTCCTCCTTCAATGCATCAATATATATCATATGAGTTTTCATTTTGTAGTTGCATGTAATAATGAGCGTATTTTCATTTCAATTTTATTGTGGAGGAAAACGGATGAGTATTACAAATAAAATTGAAATGAAAATATACTAATAAAATAATATCAACTTATACAAACAAACCAAAATGGTTAGAAATCTTAAAGGTGGAAGCGGTGCGAAAGGCCAAGCAAGAAAACATACTAGCACCGGATCAAGTGCTTTAATAAAGACGCGTCTAGCAGTAGAAGAGGGTGAATTATATGCCCAAGTGACAAAAAATATGGGCAATGGAATGTGCCATGTTTTATGTCAAGATGATAAAACAAGACTCTGTTTCATTAGAGGTAAATTTCGTGGACGAAGTAAACGTGATAATATGATCTCCAATGGAAAGTGGGTATTAATAGGATTACGTGATTACGAATCAGAGAAAAAGGATAAATTAGATAATT